CCCGCTCCAGGTGGTGGCGGTATGGGTGCATTGGGTGGAGGTGGTGGTAGTTCAACATCAGCACCTGCCTTGGATTTGTCATTTCTAAACAATGGACAAACGAAAGCACAACCGATACAATCTTATGTTTTAGCTACTAATGTAACGTCGGCACAAGATGCACAACAAAAGATATTAGACCAATCAAAATTAATAAAATAAATATGAAAGAAGAAGAAGTAAAAGTCATCGAATATACGATAGACGATAGCGGTTATTTAGGAGTTCACGCAATGTCATTAGTTGAGAATCCTGCAATTGAAGTGGACTTTGTAGCATTGTCAAAAACACGCAAGGTGCAACAAGCAGCCATTGAGGAAGGTGAAAGAAAAATGGTATATGGTGCGGTGATGATTCCCGAGCAATTGATATACAGAGTTGATTCGATGAAGCGTGAATACTACTGCAAATACTCCAAAGAAACCATCAACAAAATCGCGCAAGAATACCTTAAAAGAAATATGCATCACAACTCAAATTTGGAACACGAAATCCCAGTTGTTGGATGCACGGTTGTGGAGTCTTGGATAGTGGAAGGTCAGCACGACAAGAGCCAAAACTTTGGATTCTCTTTCCCCGAAGGCACGTGGTGCATTGGAATGAAGATTGATAACGATGAGGTGTGGCAATCAATCAAACAAGGTGACGTTAAAGGCTTTTCACTTGAAGGATTCTTTACTGAAATCAGTGATGAATATATGACTCAACAAGAGATCGAAAAGATAATGAAAGAACTCGAAAACGAGTTAAGCGGATTGTAACGATTACACCTTGTGCAGGTGTTTTATTTACCCGACAAAAAAGGCCTTCCACGTTTGGAGGGCCTTTCTTGTGAAACCGAAACAATTAAACAAACTAAAAAAACACATTACAACGGAACAAAAATAGGTGTTTTGCTACTTATGATTAGAATAATCAAATAATAGATATGAACAAAGTAAGTGAAATCGTTTCCAAGTATGCAGATAGATTGAAGGCCTTTGGCATTCAGTTGTCCGCTGAAGGGGAAATCACAAAAGAGGCTCAGATGGCGATGGCCGTTTTGGCTGATGGCACGGAGGTATATTCTCCAGATGCTGAATTTAAAGTAGGTAGCGAGTTATTCATTATGGATGGTGACGGCAATCCCGTACCTGCACTCGATGGAGAACACACAACTGCTGAAGGTAAAATGATTGTAGTCGCAGGTGGTGTGATTACTGAAATCAAAGAACCAATGGAAGAAGAACCAAAGGTTGAAATCGAAATCGAAGAAGAAAAGCAAGCTGCCTTTGAAGGTGTGAGCAAAGAAGAATTCGAATCCACAATCAATTCATTGGTTGAGGCATTCGAAGCTAAAATTGCTGCCTTAAATGCAGAGAAAGAAACTCTTTCATCTACAATCGAAAAGATGTCAAAGCAACCTGCAGTTGATAGCGTAAAGAAGTCAACAACAGTTGCAAAATCAGAGCCAATCAACTTGGCTAAAATGGATTCTAAAAATAGAATCTTCTCAATTATAAATAAGTATAAATAAAAATAAAAAAGAAAAACAATGGCTGATTCATTGACAATCACAAGCACCTATGCAGGTGAACTCGCGTTACCATATATCAACGCTGCCATCCTATCAGGAGATACTTTGGCTAAAGGATATGTAACTTTGAAAGAAGGAGTTAAATACAAGGCTGTATTGAAGAAGTTGGCTAACTCAGCTTCATTGGTTCAAGCTGCTGCTTGTGACTTCACTCAACAAGGTTCTTTGACTTTGACTGAGTCAATTTTGACCGTTACAGATTTGATGACTAATCTTGAACTTTGCAAAAAAGAATTTGCACAAGATTGGGAAGCTGCTGCTACTGGTCGTGGATTCATTAACGATGTAGTTCCTGCTAACTTCGCAGAGTTCTTAATCGGATATGCTGCTGCTAAAGTTGGTGAAACTATCGAGTACACAATTTGGCAAGGTGATACAGGTGGAACTTACGCTTCATTTGACGGATTTGAAAAGAAGTTGAAGGCTGGATTGAGTGGTTCTGCTGATCAAACTTGGGCTGCTACTTTAGATGTAACTACTGTTATTGCTAATATGAATGCAGTTATCAACGCTTTGCCTGCTGCTTTGATTGGTTCACCTGATACCAAGTTGTATGTTAACCGTGCTACTGCTCAGTTCTATCGTCAAGCAGTATCTGCTTTGGGTTATGCTAATTTGTTCCAAGCATCTGAAGATTTCAACTTGCAATTTAACGGATATGACATTTATGTATGTCCTGGTATTTCAACTGGAACTGTGATTGCTGCTCAACCTTCAAACTTGTTTGTAGGTGTTGATGCTAACTCTGATTTTGCTGAAGTACGAGTTGTAGATATGACTTTGACTGATGCATCTGATAACGTACGTATGGCTATGAGATTCCGTACTGGAGTTCAAGTAGGTGTATTGACTGACTGCGTAATCGGTCACAACTAATTAACCACAAGTAAAGGGGAAGGTGGTTAATTCTGCCTTCCCTTTATTTTAACTAATAATAAAAATATAATAATATGGCTTGTGAATTAACCGCAGGATTTCTATTAGATTGTAAAGATACAATCGGAGGAATAAAAGCAATATATGTTCAACAACACGCTGACTTTTTGAATGGTGTGAGTGTTGATCCAACCACTTTGGAAATTGATGGTTTATCAACTGCATCCGTTTACAAATATGTATTGCCAAAGCACACAGGTAGCTTTACCGAGGAGGTAGCTTCAAGCGTTGAGAATGGTACAATTTTCTATACTCAAACCGTTACCGCAACTTTCTTTAAATTGACTGCTGCACGCAGAAAGCAATTGGAGTTATTGGCTAAAAATCGTCTTGTTGTTTTTGTTCAAGACAACAATAATAATATTTGGATGATTGGCCGTATGGATGGTGCTGAAGTAACTGCTGCATCAACTGCTACTGGAGTTGCCAAAGGTGACTTGAATGGCTACACAATTACCTTTACTGCTGAAGAAAAGGATAAAGCTTATCGTTTGGAATCTTATAGCGATGATCCATTTGATAACTTCAATACTATCAACGTTGTAGCACCTACAATTTAATTATATTTGTAAGTAGATGAATTACTTACAGACAAATACTGCCTCGCAAACCCTTCTTCTTTCATTAGAGGAAGGGGTTTTGCTTTTACCTTCGTTCACGGATTATTTGTTAATTATCCAAAACGAAATTACATTACAAATATTTGCGGTTATTCCAACTGTAATAAGCAGCAATGAAAGAATTACTGAGTTGTCAATTAGTACAAACATTGATGACCCAACTATGGGCGGTGTTATCATCACTGAAGGAGGTCGTTATAACTACGTTATATACGGTCAAAATTCGGGTGGCAACCTTGATCCTACTGATTCTGATGTGGTTGGAGAGATTAAGCGTGGCTTTATTGAATTCAATACGTTGACGCAATACTTTGACCAACCAAACCTAACCATCCCAAACGATATAGAATACAATGGCTAATCTGATAGACGAAATAAAGCAAAGAGTAGGTGCTACTCAAATAGAGATGGCGAAATACGTCAAGATTGCGCCGATTGAAATTGAGGATAGAAAAGGATGGGTGAGTTACGGAGAGGCAAATGCCTTTCCACAATATTTAATAGAACTTTATAACGAGTCACCCATTCACGGTGCATTAGTTAACTCTATAAGTTACATGATTGCAGGCCGTGAAATGACTGCATCCACAACACAAGCCGTTAATGAAATCAAAAGGTTGTCAATTGACAAGATTGTTAACGCTACTGCTTTAGATTTGAAGCTTCACGGTGGGTTTTATTGGGAGGTGATATGGTCAATGGATAGAAGCACCATCGCACAAGTGAACCACTTGCCTTTTGAGAACTGTCGTTTAGCGTGTAGTGACGAAGACGATTCAATAACTGGCGTGTGGTATAGTAGAGATTGGAGTGATATGCGGAAAAAGAAAAACATTCCGAACTACATTCCAATGTTCAACGAGGAGCAAAAAGACGCATTGCCAAAACAAGTCTTATTCGTTCACCATATGATGGTTGGAAGTGAGTACTATCCAAAGCCTGATTACGTTGGTGCGATAAATGAGATAGAAAAGATGAGGCAGTTGAGTGAGTATCAAGTGAACCTCATCTTAAATGGATTCTTCCCTTCCTTAATTGCATCATTTAACAACGGTATCCCTTCATTAGAAGAACAACATATGATAAAGAATCAGTTGACTGCATCCATCCAAGGTGCGGAAAATGCTGGTAAAGTGTTGACGTTTTTCAACGAAGAAAGAGATAGAGGTGTGGAGTTTACTCCGTTTCCAGTGAGTGATATGGATAAGCAATTTACCACGTTGGTAGACCAAGCAGTTGAAAGTATTTTAGTGAGCCATCGTGTGACATCACCTTTGTTATTTGGTGTACGTGATGGCGGTGGATTGGGGAGTAATACTGATGAAATGAAAACTGCATTACGCATTTTTTCAAGACAAGTAATTGATCCGTTCCAAAGATTAATAACTGATGCAACTGAAACACTCCTTGCATCATTTGGAGTCATTGCAAATTGTACAATAGTACAAAATGATTTGCTTACTGATGAGGTAGTAACTGATGCAGGAACAACAACAACTTCAATTGATGTAGCAAGTCAAGCTTTGAATGGAGCGCAAATAGCATCACTCCTTGAAATCATTGTTCAGACTACTGCGAATGTGTTAACCATACCATCTGCAAAGGCAATTACAAAAGCTGCATTCCCTATGTTGGGAGATGTTGAAATCAATAACATTTTTGACAACTTATCCAACGTAGTTATTGACCCTACTCAAGTAGTTCAAAAAAAAAAAGTTGAGTGCGAACACCAAAGCGTTTCTAAAATTTGCTGTTCATCAGAAAAAGATTTCACTGATGAGGAAGGAAAACAATTTATTGAGGACTTAAAAAGTAAAGCTGAATATATTGATTCAGAAGAATGGGAATTGATAAGCGAGGAGGAGGTTACTGATCCCGAAAATGA